TTAATGGGTTAGAGACAGGCACTACTGTAACTATTGATGACACTAACAGCACACGTATAGCTGGTACTATATCTCAACAAATCCAAACTAATAGTGGTGTCACTACTATAGTCCGAACATCATAACACGTCTCTGTTAATTAACAAGGATGATTCTACAAGTAATGCGTTAAATATCGCATGCAGAAACTTTTAAGGAAACAAATATGGCCGAAATTAAAGTACCCAAAGTCACAACTCAGCAAAATGTAGCTATAGGCACTCCTAATTTTTCCCCAAAGCTCCCCGACACAAGTGGTATTGCTAAAGCTATGAAGGCACCTGGTGTTCCTCTGTCTGGCACTATGGGCTGCCCCGCGTATTGGGACATCCAGCATGACCCTGATGAGGCCGGCAAGTTTATCTGTAGGCACAATCTTCTTCGCGAGCCGTTTAAAGGTACTATGGCTGAATTCAAAGCCCTACTACGTGGGGAATAGTTAGCAGGAGTAAGCATGCTTGACGATGTCGTTGTAATAATGCACTGTTATACCAATAAGCCTGTCAGTGCAGGAAATGCGTATAATCACGTCACATTTAGTGCGCTATACAAAGGCACTGAGGAAGATAATACGATCATAGGTAAGCGTGCTCCCTTTTGTATGTGTCAACTAGCACTAATAGACCATGACGTTCATGGTTTCTTTAAAGAGGGTAAAAAATACAAAGTTACCTTCACAGAAATATAATTCACAGGTGCAACACTGTAACAAACAACCTGTACAACCCGCCTAGATCAGCTAGGCTTAAACAGGAGTAGTAAAATGTTAGATAGAGTAGTAGCTAAAATGCAGTGTCATAATAACAAGCAGACGCGTGAAGGTGATGAGTATCACCAGATCGTTCTTGGTTGTGTATATGAGGGCTATGAGAAGGATCAGCTTACTGAGAATGCTATTTTTGGTAAGTATACCCCTTTTGGTGAATGTCGTATGGCAATCACTAACCCTGCTGCAAATGAGTTCTTTAAAGAGGGTAAGAAGTACTACGTAACCTTTACAGAAGCACCTGACTAAACAAAGGAATAAATATGGCTGTCGTAAATGCGGTCCAACAAAAGAAAAGCGTAGCTGATCCTGCAGCAGCGTATGAATCTATGCGTCCCTTATGGGAAAAATCGAGAGCAGTCATTGGTGGCGAACGTTTTGTTAAGGACTTCGACGGCTATATTGACACTGTCTCTTTCCAGAACCTCTTGATCCCCTTCTCACCATCAATGTCAGGCCCGCAGTATGAGTTCTACAAGGCTGAGGCTGAATTGCCTGGTATTGTGTCTCAGTATGCTCGTATCGTTATTGGTGGTCTGCTTCGTAAGCAACCGCAATTGAAACTACCAGATGGCGTCCCTGAAGATGCCTATAACTGGATTATGAACTCTTTCTGTCACAACAGCTCTCCTCTAGTGTCTTTCCTAGATGAAGCCTTGTGGGAAGAGATTCAGACTAGTCGCGCATGGATTTATGTAGACTACCCTAAGCTCGATAACCCTGACGCGCTCACTAAAGAAGAGATGCAGGCTATCAAGCCCTATCCTGTTATTTGGAATGCTGAGTCTATTGTCAATTGGAAAGTAGGCACAGCTGCAGATACAGGTATGCAACGACTGGAGCAAGTTATTGTTCGCCAGTACGTTGAGAAGTACACTGAAGAATCAGAATTCCATCCAGAATATATTGACACCGTGTGGGTGCATGAGATTGTTGAAGGCTTCTATCGTATCCGTAAGTTTGAGCGTAAGCAAGAAGATGCGCAAGTACTTATGGTCAACGGTAAGGTGCAACAAAAGTATTCACAAGGCGCTACAGGTAATAACCTGCATAATTCCACGTATGAACTTGTTGAGACCAACGAGAATATTCTCATGAACGGAGAAAGGCTGACTTGTATCCCGGCATGGCCTATGAACGGCGCTTTTCGTATTATCGAGCCTATGCTTTGTCCGTTTATCGACAAGGAAGTCGCCCTATACAATAAGGTTAGCCGCAGAAATCACCTCCTCTATGGTGCGTCTACTTACACTCCAGTACTCACTGGTAATATTAGCGATGATGATTTTGAATCTATTGTAGGTGCAGGTCTAGGCTCCTGGATCAAGCTTCCAGAAGGTGGCACTGCTACTGTTCTAGACACACCTACTGGTGCGCTTGTAGATATGGATCGCGCTATTGCCGCTTCAATCGAAGATATGGCTAAGCTCGGTATCCGTATGCTCACGCCTGAGACTCAGCAGTCTGGCGTAGCACTTGATATTCGAAATGCATCGCAAACTGCTCAATTAGGTACGCTCAACACTAAGGTCAGTAATCAGTTCGCTTCTATTATTGCATTCATGCTTAATTGGCGTTATGATCTTCAGTTAAGAAACACTGATGTTGAGTTTGAATTGTCTGCTGACTTTAACCCGACGCCGCTTGGCGCTGATTGGTTACGTCTTGCTACTGAATGGTATCAAGCAGGTCTTATCCCGCGTTCTATCTGGTTGCAGATCATGAAACAGAATGATATCATCAGTCCTGATTATGATGACGAAGAAGGTCAAGTAGAAATCACTCAAGATAACATTGTAATGGTTAACCAACAGGTCAATGCTCAGAGCTATTCTCAAAAGGTAATGGCTATGGCAGGACTGACACCAGAACAACAATTAGCAAAGGAAACTAAAGATGGCTAAGGCTAAAGGTGGTGGTGCACCTAGAGGCAATAAGAACGCAGCTGGCCCGCACAAGTATAGCGGGCTTAAGAGAGCAGTAGCGGGTGGCGGGGCTACCACCGGCGCTGCCACGTTAGGGTTGATTGGTGCTGTAGCAGCAAAACACCCTCTCGTGCTCGCTTCTACTAAACTAGGGATGGCTAAGGGTATGCTTATTGCTGGCCTTAAAGCGCCTGGCTCTGTGATTGTAGGCGGGACTTACGCAGGCGTAGGTATGGGTATAGCTAGAAATGTAGCCATAGGTGCGGCGGCTGGTGCTGTAGGTTACGGTGCGTACAAGCTTGGTCAAGCTACCTACAATCATTTCAGTAAACCTAAGAGTAGGAAGAAATAAAATGGCTAAGGCTAAAGGTGGTGGTGCACCTAAAGGAAACAAGAATGCAGCAGGTCCGCATAAAGGCATCGGTCGCAATGTATTAGGCATGCAGACCTATGACCTTAAGAGCAAAGCTGGTAGGACTGCTTTTCAATCTAAATTCCCGAAGGCTACTAATTCGTTCTTGAAGAAGTACTCTTAATTGCACAGTTTTCGGATACTATAATCCGTCTGGAGAATGTAATGAACGTTAACACTCAGATTTATGATAAGAGTGTAGACAGAGCGGCCATGGTTCGTCTTTATGAAGAGCGCACATCTGGAAAGGTGGAACTCATCATAGACGGCCATGCTGTTCGCGTCGACAAGCTCATCAAGGAATCAAAATTAAGCGGAACAGGTTTTAAAGGATTTCAATCTGCACTTGACGATGAAATCATTAAGACGATGGCAGATGCACATAACGTGACCTCTCGCTCGCTTCTTGATCTGTTCAAAGACCAGGTTTCTCACACAACGCAGAGTCTGGACAATGCAGTTGGCAAGGTATGGCGTACTGCGCAGCCACCAAGGACTGTTGCAGAGGATATTGTATTACGTCAGCCACTGTATGGTAACAAAACATTAGACCAGGGATGGTCAGGTATCGGGCATAACGAGAAGGTTCGTATCGAAGGTATTATCCGCAAAGGGATTGCCAAAGGCGATGATGCAAATGCAATCGCTAAGGAAATAAGCAAGACAACATTCAATATTACTAAGAACCAAGCAAAGGGCTTAGTAATTACATCAACGACAAGCGTATACGCACAAGCAGATCACGAAGTCTATAAGGCTAATGAGAAGGTTCTTACAGGGTGGCAATATATCGCAGTATTGGATTCTAGAACTACTCCTTTGTGTGCGCACAGGGATGGTACAATCTATCCGGTAGGGGACACCGCGCATCTGCCACCGGCTCACTGGTATTGTCGATCAACGACAGTCCCTATTGTTAAGAGCTATGACCAACTAGGCACTCTAGAAGGAGTAGCCCAAATACGGAAGAGGAATTTAGCTGGGTTGTCTGCTAAGCAAGTCGCAATGTACGACGGTCAGACCCCACTAAAGGAATCATATAATGCTTGGCTATCTAGACAGCCTGTTGAGGTCCAATATAAGCATATTGGAGACACGAACAAGCTTGAGATGTTCAGATCAGGACAACTTACTCTTGACAAATTCACTAACCCGAATGGAAATAGTATTGGTATCAGAGAGCTTAGAGGGCTTACTGACTCAGGCTATGGAGTTTCAGGTGACACACGAAGATTCGCGCTAGCAAAGGAAAAGCTGGATACCCTTAAGTTAGGTGCAGCGCGCCCTGAGGATATCTATGACTTACCAGAGGTTCAGAAGGCTCTAAGAGAGTACTATCTGTTACAGGCAGGTGAGCTTGATGGTACGTTATCCCTGACAAACTATCGAGGAACACTGCTGCATAACAAGAAGGCAACAAAACAAAGGGTACTGTCAGCACCGCCTAGAGAGGATCATCTTAAGTATAATCCGATCACTGGTCGCTATGACGATGCTCGTATGTATCAACCAAGTCCTGACACTTTAGCCAATACCTATCGTTTGGTGCAGGAAAGCGACAAGCTTCTGCCTAAAGATAAAGAGTTTATCATCAAGTTCGTAGATGACCTTGAAGATCACATGGGTATCAACGAGAGGGCTGTAGTAACAGAAAATCTCCGTATCACACTTGGTCGCTTTAGAGAGAATAAAGAGCCTTGGAATAACTTTAAGGCTGTTCTGCAAGGCCAGACTAAGTTCGATGTGATGAACGTGTCTGACTATATAGAGACTCAGATACGCAAAGACTCTAATGTGCTGGTAAAGTTAAAGCAGGCCAACTATATCGACCCTGTTCTTGGTCCGTCTCAGCTACAAGAGTTACATGATAATTTTGTATCTAATATCATTGCTAAGAACAAATGGGAAGATCGCGTTGCTCCCCAGATCGGTAGAGAGTTACGTAACATACTCGATTATAGGATCCCCGTTAAATTAAAGATAAGACTGGACGACAAACAATTAGATCAATTCTATCTAAGGTTTGCTAAGCGTCTTAGTCTAGCAGATAATCCTGACAGAGATCAATTAGCTGTTTCACTAGGTCGAGACCTATTTAACATGGCTAATTATCGTGGAAGTAGAAATGAATGGTACAAGCTTGGCGTAAAGATATTAGATGACGCGAAGGGTAAAGGTTTCTATGAACTAGAGACTTTCGGAGTACAGAAGCGTAGAATGCGTAGTAGAAACTTTGGTGCTTACTTTGGGCCTTACTACGATACATTTGCTGTTAATCTGCGCATCGTAGACCCTCGTATTCAGAAGTATGCAAAGCTGTCTCGTAAGGTTGACGTAGGTCTTCGTATAGGGGTTACTACTCCGAAAAACAAGTTGTTAATACGCGAAGGCTATAAGACTTATCATATTGATCAAGGCGTACTCGGACTGTATGATACACGCATACCTATTACTTCTACTAGTTCTTTCAGTGATTTTCCTGCATCTGTAATTGACAAGGACATGACACAAGCCTTGAATTGGGCTGGCTCAGCGCAGTACAAGGTAGACCCTGAATTCTTTGACTTCGTGGACAAGCTGTTAAACTTCCAGGATGACAAAGGCGCTGCTAAGTATTACAACGATCTAAACAAGTATAGAGAGTATATGATCGAGCGAGGTGACTCGTACGAACGTATCAAGGCTATGCAATGGTTAAGGAGCAAAGATGCTGCGTTTAGCAACCATCCCTTCCTTGATCATCGCGCTCGTATTTATGAGCGTGGCTTTATCGGACCACAATCTGGTGAAACATTTAGACCGTTCTTGAACACAGCAGAAGCTAAATACTTCAGTGAAATAGAATATAGTAATTTGCAAGATCAGATAGGAGCCTTCTTAGGAGGTGCATCTGATAGACTTGAGGATAAGTATAATTCGTTGTCAGTGCTAGGCAGGCAACAGATTGCCCTATTATGGCGTAAAGATCTCATTGAGATTGGTAACGCTATGCGCAGAGGCAAGCCTGGCGATATACGTAAGATATTAGAGTCACCGTTTCTCCACGAGATTGACGGCGAAGAGCAAGGCAAGGTACTCAGGTTTGCACTTGAAATGTCCAAGATAAATGAACATTTAGGTGGTGTGTATACTGCAGAAAGACTCGCTACTCTGAAGGACTATCGGATATCGTTAGCACTAGAGCAGGATGCTTCGTCTTCAGGGGCGCAGATAATTGCGCTTGCAACAAGAAATAAGCAGTTGGCACAGCTAAGCAATGTTGTCCCCACTAATCAGAAACAGCGTTTGTATGATGAAATCGCTGCGTCTACTTTCAATGACCCTAGGTTTAGAAAGTTAAACGAGAAGCTAGGACTTACTGAGAAAGACCTTCGTAAAGCGTCAAAAGCGCAGAACATGGTCACGTTCTATGGTGCAGGTGAGCGCACAGGTATCATGAATGTCGAAAACAAGCTGTCAAAAGTGCTTGGTAAGAAGGACGACTTCCTCGTTGTAAAAGCTAGTGAACGTGACGCTGTAATGCAAGAGATCAGCGCACGTATGGCTCGCTATGAAACACTTGATCCAGAGCTGTATGTCCAATTAAAGGCACTCCGACAAGATGTAAAGGATGTGTTTAATAAAGGTCTACAGCCTGGTGATGATATGATGGAGCAGCTGTACTGGCTTGACCCAAAGACCAGAGACTTCGTTGAGAAGATGACCAGAGAGTACAATAATGTAGTTACTCCTGATGACTTCCAACAAATTGCTCAGATTATGTCTGAAAATCTTAGAAGCCAAGTACCTATTCTAAAAGACTTCACAAGATACTTTGGCAGACTAGCTTCTGATTTTGTAGTATCTGCAAAACCTTCTCAGTCTGCACTATCGGGTGATTCAATCCTTAAGACTGCAATATTTGGAGAATACAAGGGCGGTAAGCGTTTACCTAAATGGTTAAATAGAGTACTTGCAATTAGAGATGAAAGCATCAGAGATAAGATTCTAAACAGAATCCCTGGGTATCTACCCGACGGGCTATCTGCTAATGTTATCGCAGGTGTGAAACCTCCTGTAAATCGCAGAACAGGTTTCAAGTTAGGCAAGTATTCGATATTCAGCGAAGATATCACTAAAGGCGTAGAAGTAGGCTATCCTAACAAGCTTGTTAAGAAGTGGACTAATGTGCCATGGGTGAATTTTGATGGTAAGGTTCTAGAACAGAATTTTACTCAAACCTTTGAAGAGAAGTTAGCTTATAAGGACGCTGAAGGCAAGTG